TTGTGACCGATACTAAAAGTCTTAACCTAAGTCTATATAAAAAGGGAGATAAGTAATGAAAAAGAACTCAACGAAAAAAACTAAAGACATAGAAGTAACTAAACCTAAACACTACACGCAAGGGCCGGTTGAATGCATCGATGCAATCGACTCGATGCTCGATCAAAAAAGTCAAATAGATTTCTGTCGGGCGCAAGTCCTCAAATACAATTGGCGTATGTTTGATAAGGGCAACCCAGTACAAGATGCTCAAAAGGCTAAGTTCTACCAAGACCGTCTTGTTCCGCTACTCAAAGATTATGTTGCTCGAAGATTATAAGGAAAATAATATGAGTGATCCTGTTAGTGAAGCATGGTTAATGCGAGAGTTTACTACAAGAGCTAAGGCATGTCTGCTATCTGTTGACTGTCTTGGTTCAGGCGATCTTAACAGTGAGATATGTGTTATTAGTGAGGCTGTTAATGAACACGAAGCCGCTATGAAAATGCCAATGGTAGGCGGTCGAGGTAGATTACTTTGGGATACGTTACGTCCATTTAATATCAGTCGTAATGATTGTTACGTTACTAACGTAGTAAAGAAACAAACATCTATGTCTTCCAAAGTAGATTCTAAAAGTCCTGTTAAGAAATCAGAGATGGAACATTGGGAAGGGTTACTTGAGTGGGAACTAGATCACTTACCTAATCTTAAATACATACTGTGCTTAGGTAACTTTGCACTACACGCTTTGACAGGTGATGAAGGTATCACTAAGTGGCGAGGTTCTGTGTTTGATTGTGTAGTAGGACGAAGTAAACGTGTAGTAAAAGTTGTCGTAACCAATGAGCCTGGACATGTACTACGTAACTTATCTATGGAACCTATGTATAGATTTGATATAGCAAAACTAAGGAGAGTAATAGATGGAAAGTTCACCAAGCATAATATTAGTGGAATCATTAACCCACATTACGACGAGGCTATCGAATATATTGACAGACTTGAGCGTGACGATAAACCAATTGCATTTGATATCGAAATCATCGCTAACGAAACAGCTTGTATTGGATTTGCAAACAATGCCTATGAAGGAATCTGTATCAACTTCAGAGACAACTCTAAAAATAGGTACACTTTATCTGAAGAGCGAGTACTCCGTGACAGAATCCAAAGGTTCTTTCTTAATCCACAAAATAAATTCATAGCACAAAACGGTTCCTTTGACTGTGGCTGGCTATGGTTTAAAGATAGAATAAAAGTACAAGCACTATGGTTTGATACATTACTTGCTCACCATACATTGTATCCTCGTATGCCACACAACTTAGGTTACCTAACTGCTCAGTATACTGACCATCCATACTATAAAGATGAAGGTAAGACTTGGCGCGAAGGAGGTAACATCAATCAGTTCTGGCATTACAATATCAAGGACTGTTGTATTACGTGGGCAGTACATGAACAGATACATAAAGAATTGATCAGTCAAAAGTTAGAAGACTTCTACTTCTCTCATGTCCAGAGACTACAAGCACACCTAGTACGTATGCAAGTTGGTGGTGTACTAGCAGACATCCCACTCAAAGATGAGATAGCTAAAGTACTCAAGAAAGAATTAGAAGAAAAGCTAATAGAGTTCCACAAGAAAGTACTGACACTTACCAATGACACTAGCTTCGTACCTAATCCTAAATCACCTAAGCAATTACAAGAACTATTCTTTAAGTACCTAGGTCTAGTAGGTAGAGGTAGTAGTACTAACAAAGATAACCGACAACGTATGCTAGATAATCCAAAGACTTTACCAGAACACAAAGAGTTACTCGTGTTACTCAATGACTATCTTACTGAGCATAAGTTCTATAGTACATACGCTACACAGAAAGCAGATGCAGACAATCGTATACGTTGTGAGTATAAACAGTTCGGTGTTCAATCTGCTCCAGGACGATTGAGTAGCAGTAAGACTTTATGGGGTAGTGGCATGAATCTACAGAACCAACCTCATCGTGCTTACCCTATGTTCATTGCTGACCAAGGTTACATGCTTAGTTACTTTGACTTACGCCAAGCAGAAGCTAAGGTTGTTGCATATCTATGGGGTGTTCAAGGTCTAATAGAAAACTTCAAGCGAGCAGAAACAGAAGATGGGTTCGATGTACACAGAGGTAATGCTGCTCGTATCTTCAGGTGTGAGTATAACGAAGTACCCAAAAGTGATTGGGATGAAAACCTTAAGCCTACTATTAGATACTTAGGCAAGCGTTGTGTTCATGGTCTTAACTATAGGATGCAAGCACCCAAGTTAGCAGAGGTATGTAACATTCCATTGCAACAAGCATACGAAGCTTATGCCTCATACCATCGAGCCTTCCCTGAAATACAACAAGGTTGGGCAGCTACCATTAAAGATGTGCGTGAGGATTGTATGTTATTCACACCACTAGGTCGTAGACTTATATGGTTAGAGAGACTTACAGAGGAGAGCTTTGATTCTGTTATTGCTTTCAAGCCTCAGTCTACTATAGGTGACAAAGTATCTAGTGTGATCTATCAATGCCATGATGATCCTGAATGGCCTGATGATGCTCGTATGTTACTCAATGTGCATGATGCGCTGATCGCTATACACAGGCCAGAAGCAGCACAAGCTATACAAAAAGTTATGAAGCGACATGCCGAAGCTCCTATTATGATTAGAGGAGAAGCAGTTAGTATAGGTACAGACTTTAAACAATCAGCACCAGATGAACAGGGGATACATAGATGGTCAACACTAGTGGACATATAGAAACTCAAGCTAAGTATGATGATGAATGTTGTTTCTGTGGGAAAGATATTCATGCAACGATTATTTCTTATCAGAATGTTGATACCAAAGAAGTGTTATGTGGTGTGTGTATACAAGAAACAGGTAAGATGTTATTAGCAAGAAACGTATTCCTTACTTGGGATGATGCAGTAGACATGCAGATGAACGACACTTACGATGAACTATAAGAAGCTAGTACCAAAAGATTCGTTCATTGGACAGTACATGGAGTATATGTCTGTAGTAGAAACAGCAGAGAGCTATGACTTTTGGTGTGCTATCTGGGCAATGGGAGTAGGCTGCGGAAGAATTGTATTTGTAGATAGACCTAACAGTCCTGTCTTTCTTAACTGGTATATTATTCTAGCAGCAGAGAGTGGCACGACAAGAAAGTCTACGGCAATTAATTCTATTAGAAAGATTGTAAGTAAAACTTGTCCTATCATTACAGGAAAAACAAGCCCACAAAATCTTGAGTTATTATTACACCAAGCTACGATCTCAACAGGAGAAGCTAGTACAGCTCTTGCAATTAGTGAACTGGTTACCATTCTAGGTAAGGAAGGTTACATGCATACTATGCCAGGACTACTTACTGATCTGTATGATTGTCCAGAAGAAAGGAAGTCTCCAGGATCGGTTAACTCTGGGGAACTAATACAAAACAATGTCTATGTTAATTTCTTATCAGCATCTACTCCTTCATGGTTAGTCACAGCTATTAACCCTAGTGTGATAGAAGGGGGCTTCACTTCAAGAGTAATGTTTATTGTTGATGATGCCAGGAAGAAAGCAATAGCATGGCCTAAGTTAAGGGAAGAAGGAAAAGAAAATGAACTACAAGAAACTTTTAAAAGATGTTACAAGTCAGCAAAAGATATCGGATCTATTACAATCTCAGCCGGAGGACTCAAGAAGTTTACTAACTGGTATACTTCTAGAGCTTCTCATACAGATCCTTTCCAAGCCAGTTTTGAAGCAAGAGAAGATGACCATCTCTTACGACTTGCGTGTTGTCTTGCCATTAACGATGAGACATTTGAAATCCAAAGCAAACACATCAGCAATGCAAGTAGAATTATTTCTACAGTTAAAGATGGAGCCAACCACTTGTTCGGAGGAGACTTCTCAGTTAGAGCTAGACTTACAGGGGCTGTAACTAGAGTAAGAGAAATTCTAATTGAAGTAGCTAATGATAGTATCAAGCATAGTGATCTACAAAGAAGAGTGATACGTCATGTTGATGCTAAAGAGTTACGTATGTTAATGAATATTATGCATGAGTGTGGGATGGTACAGATCTTTGAAATGAAACGTGGGCGTATGTACAGAGCTACCAAAGGAATAGAAAAGTTTGGTGTTACTTCTGAAGTCTTGACAAAATTGAACCTTTCGCCAAATTAGCTCTAGGTTTAAAGTTTGTAAAATCAACAGTGACTTCTCTTCCATATTCTTTAGTAAGGTATTTACTTAGTTCATCTTCAAAGTCATGCAACACAGATAGTTGTTGAGCTTTCAATGCTTTTATTTGTAAAGATGTACTGTCTAATAAGTCTCTTCTTTCTGTACTGTTTCCTAAGTTTGTTGAGTTAGGAATAGTTGTCAAATCTTTTCTAAGTTTTGCTATCTGAGAATCAAGTTTTCCTATATTAGAATCTATTTGTTTAGCACTAGCAGCTAACTCTAAATTGATAGGATCATCTGGAGGTATCATTGTGTTACCTGCAATAGCTTGCCCATCAGAGTAACCAATTCCTCCACCAATATATCCATTGCTCAAGTCAGTTTTTAATTGTCCTAAAGTTTTTCTAGAAGAAAATAAATTGTTTGCTATCTCGTCGTTAGCATTAGGATGTAAGGTCTTTCCCCAAAGCATTGGTTGTAAGTATCTTGTCTGGCTTTTAGCTGAGTCAACTAATGATGTTAGTCCTTCTCCTAATGCTTCTGTTACTGTAGTATCTTTTCTTGTTATCCTAGAACCTGTAGCTTCTATGAAGTTTACATAGGCAGATCCTGCAGCACCAAAAAGATCTTGAATTATTGCTGAGTGTGTTCTATTTAACACTCCCTCAGCATTACGTGTCTCACCACTCCTACGAGTAACACGCTCTCCTTGTCCTATTGGATACTTTCTCATAATAGATGTTGAAGCTCCTCCCGTACCCTTTTGTTCTACGGAAAGTCCTAGTCTTATATCAGAATCAACAGCAGAAAAAAGTGCAGCAACTGGGGGCGGCAATGGAATATCAAACACACGAAGCAATGGAGTAAGGAATTGATTTCTATTAGTTTTGTTTTTATCTACAGATCCTATATCTCCTACATCAGAGAAGCCATAGATAGCATCCATCCCTTCCATTACTACACCACGAAATAGTCCCCACTCAGGTGATACGGGAATGATTGCAGCTTCCCAAGGAGGTTTTCCAGGAACAAAATAAATAAAATTATCTGCGCGTTGTTGTGATGTAAAGCCATTCCAATAGTAATCATTATACGTCCACGTTTTGTTTGGGTTATTTGGGTCTTCCCAAGGAGGTTGACTTTCACTAAGTGTATGATTGTATAAGATCTCAGAAACAGTAGGCACTCCTATCAAAGCACTAGCACCTAACATAAATTTAACTGGGTTATTTTTTGCTGCTCCTCCTATACTTGCCCATGATTGTACCATTGCAGCAGAAAAAGGAACGGATGAATGCACAGCTTTAGCAAATTGAGAACCACCAAGACGACTCATATCTCCAGCTACATCTTTACTAATGTCTACAGCATCTCTAATAACTTGAGTATCTACTTTTTTCCCAGCATTCTGTACTTCACCTATGTGTTTTAACATAGCACCATACGCTGGACCTTCATGCCAAGCATTATTCCATGAGTTCCATAAACCTTTTAATCCAGAAACAACATCAGATGTCATACCATAGCGAGTAAAATTACTTCCCATAGTGTCAAACAATTCATCAATAGAATTGTTTGCTATTGATCCTAGTCCAGTAACAGTTCGTCCTGTCTCTGTTCTTGCTCTATGAATAGTTGAGTTCAGTACTGCAGTCTCTAATCGTTTTTGTAGATTCATTTGCATTTGTGGAGGTACTCGTCCAGCAGCAATGTGAGAAGCTATTCGTTTCGATAAGAAATTAGCAATGTCACGCGAACCATTTATTACTAATAATCTTCCTGTTCCTGATAGCCCTTGTCCTACTGATTTAAATCCAGCAAGAATGCCATCTTTTGCTGCTGTATTTAAAGCTACTTGTTGAGCAGAATATAAGTGTGATATAGGAGCAAACAGCGATAAGTTACCTGTAGTTCCCCTAGTCATTAGATTTTTCCAATGAGAAAATGAATTTAATACTTGCCCTAATTTAGGATCTAAGTCTAGTGCAGCACGTACTCCTTTATCTGGCACATGATAGAGTCTAAGTTCTCCAGCTTCATGCACAACAACCAACTCATCTCCATTTTTTCCTGCTCTTAATGCAGCTAAATCTCCATCTTTAAACTTGCTACCAGATTTTGGATCAATAACAACAGCAATCCTTGATGGATCATCTAAGTCAGAAGCTCGCCCAACATAAGTAACTTCTCCATATGAATTATCTTTTGCAATTTGTTGGTCCCAACGTGTGCTGCTAGTTTTTTGTATGGGCTTCCCACTTAAAAAATCTGTTGCTTCGTATTCTCCATTAGCTTTCATCTTATGCTTTACTCTAGCTAAAGCAGACAACACTCCTGCTTTAAAGCTTTCATCATTAGCATGTTTAATTGTAACAGCAGAATATCTTTCTAAAGCTTCTATTGGATTTAAATATTCAGATTGAGATTGCACATTCCCATCAAGTGCTGAACCTTTACTACCAAATTCAGTTGGAAGAGCTTCATTACCTTTAACTTTTGGTGCTCCCCACAAGTAGTTTCTTCTTAGTCGAGTTAAGAATGCTTCTTTGTCTCTAGTATACAAAGGCATATGATTTAATCGGCCATTGACTGTAGCAGTTTCCCTAAACTTTGTTGCTTCTTTAATAGTAAAGACACCACGATGTACTTGATAATCTAAAAGAGTATCAAATGTATGAGAAGTATCATCCATCAATTTCTTTACTTTAGTATTTGCATTAGCACGACTTATAACATCATTTAGTTTTTCTTCTGGCTTAGCTGATTTCCAAAGCTTTCCTCCACTAGCTTGTCTTGCAGCTAATTCGGCATGAGCAAACATAGCTTCATCAAACAAATCAGAATCATCTTTACCTAAAGCACGACGATCATTATATAAAGTTCTTAATGATGCTGGCGATTTACCGTCTCTCGGTTTAAAATCTTGTCCTAATTTTGCTGTCTCTTTAAATTCTTCTACTATATCATAAGAGTTTGTATGGGCATTGTGTTGTACTTTTGATATTTGTTCTTCAGTTCTTCCTATATTACGTAGTGCTGTATTGAGTGCGCGTACTTGATCTACACCACTAGCTATAATTTTCTTATCTATTATGTTTCTAGCATTAGCTTGGCCTTTAAAATATTTAGGCAATACTTTAGCAGCCACGGCTGTGCCACCTAAAGCAGCTAAAGCAAATACTACATACTCAGCAGTATCAACTTTATCTTGTTCAGTTTGTACATCACGATCTATACTTCTAAATTCTTCAAGAGCACTACTTACATTACCAGACATGCTGATTGATGGTATATCATCATCATCAAGCTCATCATCAGGAATAGGTACAGGTGCAGAGTTTTTACCAGTTAATGCTTTATCAGAAAACATCATAGGCTCACCAGTATAAGCTCGGATACCTTGCTCAATACCAGCACCAAGACCGGCCTGTATGCCAGATCTCGTACCATAATCTTTAAGGCCTTTTGCTGTAGTGAAACCTTTCTTAATTCCGTAAGGCATCTTTACTGCAGGAGTTAGCACATTAAATGC